CTCTCGTCTGAATAAGATGAATCAATGTGGTCACAGCACCAGGAACCAAATTCACTGAAACGTTTCCCTCGTACCATTCACCACCAGGATAAAGCAGATGATCATGGTGAATACGATCAGCCTGATCAATCGGTTCTGGGTGTGGCATCCACTTGAAAGATGGTTCATCGACAAAAGGCATAAACAACCAGTTAGTACTGCCTGGAGCAACATTGTAACCATCAGTATGATTGTCGTTATCGAGACCCGTTGCTCCCTGGACCTTAATCCCAAAAAGATTATACTTATTAAGAGACGTTCTAGCCATTATAGGGCCTCGCTCTTAGAAAAGTTTACTCTATTTGATCATGTTTCTTCCATGAGTCATATCTTGTTGCAGTAATATCGAACTGAACCCAGCCCACGTCTAAACCATATGTAGCAGTTACAAACCTAAAACCTCGCTGTGTTAAATCACTACTAAACCAAGGAATCATCTCCGTAACATCGCTATAATTTACAGTACCAGCAAGGTAGTTATCTTCCGTAATGAGATCCTTCAAAACCTCTGCAGCGTCCCACAATGTATCTGCATTATTTCTATCGTCTGAAAGCGTATCACAGTAAAAAACCCTAAAGTGATAATCGAACTGAAGTGTACCAGAAGCAGCAGAAAAATCTTGCTTCATCCCAAGTCTAGTAACAATCACCCCAGGAAACCATTCATCCTTAGGAGCAAAATTAAGCGAAGGGATAAAATCGCTATCAATAAACTTCAATCCGCTACATACCGCAGGAATTGACGCTGGGCGAACGTAAGCAGAAGTGTTATAAGAATTAGACAAATTAGCAGACGCAATAATCTTATTTTCTTCTGCCCACGTATCTTCATGTATCGTAATGTTCTCCTGATGCAAAACACCATCAGGAGTATCCTCAAATGTCGGCTGAACTACAATAGCAGAATCTGAGTAGTTCAAAAAGAAACGATTGCCAGGATAATCCCTATGACCTAACCCTGATACAACAAGTTCGTCCTGCCCAGATGCAGCAGATGCAGCAAGCTTCACTCGACAAAGTAGCAGGTTTCTTATAGCCTCTGAAATAGAACTTCCGAACTGATAATTGATAGGCATTTAATCATCCTGCTTAGTACCAAAACATTCTATTGCGATAGTCTGAATAACCGGCCCAACAGAACCTGGAATCTTCATCGCCTGAATCTTATAGAATGTATCAACCTCAATTTCCGTATCAACAGCAAACACATAGTCAATTGCGTCAAATAGTGTTACAGTATTATCCTCTAACGACTTTATAACAACTCTCTGACTATTAGTACCATCACTAATAGTCGCTTCGTCCCCACCCTCAAAACCGACAGGATCATCAATATAAATTACAGTATCACCAACCGCAGTAGCAACCACAAGTTTTGCAGACACCGCTTCCCTCGCGCCACTGACTACTCTTGTCTTCTTTACTTCAATAATATCCCCAATATTAACAGCCAGCCCACGAGGAAACCAGATATCAACAGGAAACGTCGCTACTGATGCAGCACCACCGGGCGTCAACTCAAAAACCTCAGAATCATTTGGAAGAACCCGACAAGGCTTATCCTCACTGTAAACATCTGAAGAAGACTTAATCCTGGACAAGTCATGCTTTTGAGTCATACCTGTCCTATAGATTCTACAGAGATGTGACCAAGCTATCATGGCGTATACCTATCAAACTGATCTCGCCTAGCTTCCATAATCTGTGTAGCCTTTTTCGGGTCAGGAGCAGCCACATATGGTACCACATAGTTATCCAAGATACTCTTAGCAAGCTTCTTCAGTCTCTCAGAAAGAGCGTAATAACTCGGGTGTGTAGAACCCATATCAATCTTCAAATCACCATACGTCATAGACCGAGCCATCGAACTAATCCCAGGTGCCCTATTATCTATGGCCGCATCAAGCGGGTTCAAAAGAAGAGCACCAGTCCAATACGCAGCAGCCATCTCAATATCAACAGGAACAGATGTGTATCCCCAAGAAATTGTAGCGACTATATTCTGCCTTCCTCTTGTAAAAGTTCGAATACCGCCAGTATAAGGAAGAGTTTCGTCCGTAGTGAAAGTAGTCCTAGCAATCATACCATTCGAGTAAGTTACATAATCGTCCAAAGACTCAGAAGAACCATCAATAGATAGCGTAGTAATATCAATCAAAGGAACAAAACCATATTTACCGAGAAGAAGAGCTTCAGAACCTTCTCCGTCTACTGCAATTTCTACATCTCTATGAAGGTCAAAATCATGCCCAACCCTTTTATCAATCAAACGCTTCGCTACCTGAACAAGCTTCGCAAGCTTCTGATCTACCTTAGAATGAGAAAGAATCGCCTCGAACGTATTATCTGCATCATCTGCAGCAACACCAGCAAGGTAAATCTTTACATCATCAGGAGAGCAGTAAGATGTAAGAGGCGTAGTCGGAATATGATCAGATGCTTTTGTTATCGCCATTATCCGACCGCCTTCTCAAGAATTAAATCTATTGGTACGTGTGCAAGACAAAGATCTGGCCTATCGCATTGTTTCAGCTGATGATCATTACAAGGCCCACATCTACTCCACTCATTACACTGTATCGGTGTACAATGAGGTTGATCTTTAACTCTAAGTCTATAATCGACACAACCAAAGAGACCAACGTTTTTCTTTTTCAATGCATTAGCTGCATGAAGAATACCAGAATCCCCAGCTATTACACAATAAGACTTTTCTATTATAGCAAATAGCTGAGAAATTGTCAACTTACCTGTTAGGTTTACGCAACCCTCGATGCTGTAATCATCATCACAGATATTATCAACAACCACGGGAGTATATCCACGTCTGATAATACCCGCAACAATCTCCAGTATTTTAGGCTTCGGTGGTGTTCTTCTGGGTATGGAACCCGATGCCTGGACAATAATAGAATCTGACTGAACCAGACCATCTACTTCCCTTCTATCCTTGTCCGAGACATAATATGGCATAGAGTAATCGTCAATGGTTACTCCAAAATATCTTGCGAAAATGTCAATCCTATTCGTCTCCGCACTATCACTTGCAGCCTCTACGACTCTTCTCAAATCTATAACTACATCATAGTCGTCACCATCATACCCATGATAGCCAAACACTTTGTCTACCGCTGGGTTTCCATCAAGCAATCTCACAAGGTAATCAGAAGTACTATAGTCAAACTTAACATCAGGAAAGTCTCTTTTCAATTTCATCAGCCCAGGTAATGTCATCAACACATCACCAAGGCCACCGTACCTGATTACCAAGGCTTTCCTGCACTGACTAAGTATTTCCGATATCGGAGACTTTACGAAGTCGCTACGTCTAAGAAGCTGATAAGCGATATACCTGTCAACAGCTACATCGCTCCCTGGTCTAACGCGAATGCGCATCTCTGACCCGGTATTGTAATAGCGGAATGACGATTTTATCCCAACGTTCCGAACCCAATACGGACCAGAGTTTGTATCTTCCTGGAGAAGATAGGGGCACCATTGGCACAGCAGATAGTCCAACTCAGAATCCGGTACTGATGTCCAAACACCTTGCTCGAACAATAAAGATCCCCATTCGATCCTATTCGCTCGGCTGGGTGTCATCAGCATCAGTTTCAAACAGTTCCTTGTGAGCCATCCTAATATGCGCCCTCAAAGACTTCTTGGCCTTGGCATCCGTGAAAGAAGGGGATGTCGGCTGCGTTGCCCAATCCCTACAATGAGGACAAAGGAAGCGTCCCTTCTCATCGCGTTCAAACCCACCATCTTCGATAGTAAACCCATCCACCGACAATACTTTCTTGCCTTCGGGCTCAACATCATCCTCTTCTTCGTCCTCAATAGGAAAGCCCAACGACTTCAATGCATCCGGACTAACTTTGCCAGCAGCCTTCAGCATGTTCAAAACTTCTGCAAGCTGATTCTGTAGGCTTTCGACCTTCTCATTTAGGATAGCCGGATCAGAGCTACGATCATCATCATCAATCGAGCCTTCAACAAAACCACGAGTCAGAACAGGAAGACCATCCTGCACGGTAAGCTTCATCATACCTGCAGGACCATTAAGAACCATATCGGCGATTTCCGGTGATACCGTAATAGACTTACCCTTATGAAATGTTACTGTCGCTCCGGTACCAGGGATAGGTTCACCATTCTCATCCTTTTTCTCCGTTCCTGGTACATGAAGAGTAAGGGATGCCGGAAAGCGGGTACGATTAAGATAGGTTACCACTACTGTTTCTGGCATAGTTATTCCTCTCTGATGTTAGTTATTAGGGGCAGGATGCCTACCAGAGACACCCTGCCCCTGTCTCACTTAGTAGGACACGTTATTGAGGACGTTGACCGCGACGCCAACCTCTTCAATAATCTCGAACTGTGGAGCCCATTCAGCCCAGAAGGAGACATACTGCAGGTTACCCTCAAGATTCAACGAAGGGTAGACCTTCACCTCAGGTCGATAGCCGATAATCATGTTATCGGGACGAGCCAGCATAACCCAGGTGAACGTCGAACTAGAACCAGTCTGGGTCAGGGTGCCAGCAACATCCGAAGGAATGTAAGGAACCGAAACCAGCGGAATACCAAGAACACGAAGAACATCGTCCTGTCCCAACAGTAGATCATCGCCGAGAGCAGTCGAACGCTGCGCATACAGATCACGAAGAGCCATCTCACAATCAGAATGCACAAAGAACCGCCACTGGCTCTTATCTGCGTAACGGGTCCGCCACTTTTTCGGGATGTTCAGCCACAGCTTGCGGAACAGGAGACTATTGTAATACCCACCTCCGTGATCGTAAATGTTCCCAGAGTCCGCAAGAGCCCGCCAACCGTCGATCTCGGTCAGGTAGCCAGTCCCACCGGAAGTGTCGCTTCCACCATTCTCTGACTTAACACAGATCTCTTCAACGTGATTACCAAACTCAGTTGCCATCAGATCGGTGATGGTCCGATTGATGTTACCACGTTCAATATTCACGTACTGCAGACGATGCTGAGAGATCTTAATAAGCATGCGAGTGCTAACAGGAGTCAGTCGACGACCACTGAAAGTAACTGCAGACTCATCAGAAGTTCCAGAGATCTCAGCAGTCTCGGACAAACCAACAGCCATCTTAGTCGAACTATCGATGGTGTTAAGGTTCAGGTAGGGGCCATCAACAAACACACGCTTTGCCAGCTTAGTCATGACGGTCTGGTCAACAACCTTGCTGTAGAAACGGTCTGCCTGAACTCCTACCAAAGTCGAGTAGGCAGTGTCAGCGGTGGCAGCCGTTACAGCCTTACCAACAAGAATTTCACTATCTGCGGGCATAAGAGATACCTCACAAAACGAGGAGTTCTCTTTGTTGGACACTACTTATTTAGTCGGCTGCCACTATCAGCGGCGTGTAACAAGTCTCCCCAAACTCTGCGCAACAGAAGGACCAAACACAGGATGAGAAGTCAATGCGCCAAGAACGTCAGGATAGCCGTCATCTTCTCCACCCTTAGAAACATTAGAGATCACAGGAAGCTGCGCGGAAGTCCCACCAGCACCGATAATCTCCTCAGCCTTAGCAACAAGGGCAGAAAGCTTTTCGTACTCAGACTTACTCACAGTTACAACACCTTCATCAGCATCTTCCGCCTTTTCCTCCGTCGCCTTTGCCTCATCGGTATCCTCTTCAGGAGTCTCAGATTCTCCGACAACTTTATTCGACTTCTCAGCCAACATACTCTGAAGCGTTGCAATAAGATCAGACTTCAGACCATCAATAACCTTACTCATCTGCTCAACAGTCACATAAATTTGGGCTGGTTCCTCGGTTTTCTCCGCAACGGGCTCTTCCTCAACTTCTGTGGTCTCCTCAGGAGCGGGTTCGTCAGACTTCACAAGAAGACCCTTCACAACGTCGATCAGACTAGTAAGCGTACCTACACTGACCTTCTCGTCCCCAGCGGTTTCAGGCACAGGGGTCACCTCATCGGGCATAAGGTCTGCCTCCAAGTTGTCCTCGGCCTTATGCGAGGACGAAAGATCTTTGTTACTCTCAACGTTGATTTCAATCTCAGATGCTGCCTTAAAGATAGCATCTCCCCAATCTTCGGACTTACCCTCAATCCATGTATCCTGATTAACGGCAGTATTACCTCTGCACAAAAACACATGATCGAGAATAATAGAGTCAATAACAGAAACATACATACCTGCGTCAGGATCCCATTCCATACGCTTTCCGCCCTCTGGGATCTTTCCGCCAATGCTGAGTTTCCAATTGGGTGGGTTATTAGGATTGCTGAGCCTCGAGTAAACAAAGCTACCATACGGGTGCTCTTTGAAAATAGGACCACCAATGTCGAACTCGTTAATTCCTCCGCCAACAGTATCAATCATTCCAATTTCTGAGGCAATAGAAGTCACGGCAGCCTTGTGATCGTCCCCCATGCATAGAGCAACACCAAGCTGCTCCTTAAACCCCTTAATCGCATTCTCTGAAATACGTTCCCCCTGCCGGTCAATACTAGTTGTGCTAGCGCGACCAGTAAAGCGCCATTCTCCATCAGCCTTAAAAATCGGGACCGAAAACCCGAAGTTGTTACTCTGCATGACCGCACCTCTAAAAAATCTGGTGCTTCATTTATTTACAAAGTGTATTATACAACATTATAAGATTTTTGTCAAGTGTTTTAGTCAACTCCAAAAGCACTAGCAGCATCATCAACGTTTACAACAAGCTCTTCAACAGCCTTAGCTACCTGCTGTGCCTCATCATGTTCCATCTTTGGCATTTCATCAGATGGTACAATAAATGCAACAGGTCTCCCATCTTCAGTACGTAGTGCCCCAAATGGGATAGACTTCGAAGAAATTGGTTTCTGAATACCCTTTGGGGGCGTTTTAGAGTTTCCAGTAGCCATCAAATCTCTAACCTGGGCACCGTCCTGTATACGAGAAGCAATCTCTCCCACCTCAGACACAGGAACTGCACCCTGACCAGGTATACGAAGAATTGGGATTTCTCCACCACTAATTGGCTTAAGATTCAAAGCAGCACGAACCTCATTGAGTGTGTACCAACCCTGACGAGTTCCAATTTCCCATATTTCATGCTTCGTCTTCATATCGAGCAAATCTGGAATCTCCAAATCAAGTACCCAATCGCTAATTCCAAGCTCATTCTTAAAAACAAAGTTCCAACGTTCCTGAATAGAACGTTGTGCTGGTCTAACCACTGAACCTACATATCGCCTGTTCGCTTCACTATCGCCAGACGATCCACGAGAAGACATCTCCCCAATCGATCCAGGTATTGCAGAAAGAGGTGTACGATGAACAAGAGCAATATAGCGTTCAGAACGATCCCGAAGATCTGAAAGTGCAGTACTATCACTCAAGTGAGCATCTACAAGTTTGTCAATATTCATCTCACAGCCTTCAGGAAGCTGCAGCAACACAGCTTGGTTCATCGCATCAAACCGTTCCTTATTGCTAAGAAACTGCTCAATCTGAACAATCGTCTCTTTAGAAATTTCGGTATCACCACTAACAGAAAGGATAAGCCTAGGAATTGCACCGTTATCGAAATAAGAAACGATAAACAAGCGAACTCCTTGAGCAATCAGGTAGTCCTCAACAGCCGCATGGATATCAGGCTCCCCGTAATAAGTATCCTTAGGCGTACCCTTCTTCCACATCATCAACTCATTAGCACGGATAACCTCTGTTCCAGAAGAAACTTTACCTGAAAAATCATAAGATATCTTAGGCGAAATCCATCTGTCTTGCGATTTCCAAGAAAATTCAGTAGGAACCACAAATGACTTCTCTCTGACATTTACGTTAGAACCTTGAATCTCTACAGTCTTAACTCCCGGCTTACCAATATATGGCGCAAAATAACGCCACTTTCCTCCTCTATTATGCCAAAAACCATTCTTTGGACCACCACGAGCAATCCTAATCGTCTCACCCTTCACAGAGTATATACCATCAATCTTACCTGAATTATTCCTACTAAACTCAACATAACCTTGCCCCGATACCTCTCGATCTCTTACAACTTGACAGAGGATATCAGTAAATGTTTCCTGACCATCAACCATTGCCAAATCAAGGAAATCCTCAATCATTTGCTGATGTCTTGCATTAGGTTCCTTGAGGTCCTTCAAATCCATCGCACGAGGAAACAACTCTGCACGAGGTCTTATACGATATCCGAGACCAGCGATATCTGCAACTTTGGTTTCCACACAAGCCTTATGCATTGCACTCCTTCTGTAAAGCTCACCATAATAATCAATCCTTACAGGAGGAGCCTCACAAGCGCCACCTACCACGAGCGCCTGAAACTGATCAGTAGATTCAATCTGATTCGATGCCTTTTCAATCATACTAGCCGGAATAATAGCATCAGGATCAGGAGAAATTCTACCAAACGCTACCATACTTGTAACAACTTCAACATCATTCTGGATGCCACGAAGAACATGAACTTTTACAGTACCGTCCCTTACTGTGATGGTTTCAGACATTCTTGAATCACCTGTAAACTTTCAGCCAGCATTTTGATACTTACTTGTAGTTCATCAGCAGGAAGGGGCGGTTCATCATCTTTTTCATTATCATCTGACTTCAAAACCTTAACAGCCCTTTCTCCCCTTGGTTTCAACTTGGAGTGAGCCTGAACAGCGGCAGTTAGAGTATCATCGTGTGCACCATGAGGATAAGCTTCTAGTTCATCCTCAAAAGGTTTCATCTTGATTGCAGATCTATTATCACCCCAAGCATACAACATCAAGCCACTTTCGATAAGTGTCTTAAAATCCTCAACATCCAAAGCAGTTGTCTTCATAAATGGAGTTATCGGATAACCAAGTTGTGTATTCAAGTCACGGCCAATCCAACGAGCCATCCCATTCTCTTCAAATATAGTATACTTCGGATCGTAGGCATCAAGGAAACGCTTAAGCCTTCTACGAAATTCTGCAGGACTACCAGTTCTAAATCTAGCCATATCCAGAAGAATTCGAAGATAACGATTTGTATCCATCCCCCAAAGCTGTATTACAGTATAGTCTGGGTCCCTTCCTGGGGTCGCATTAGTAGCAGCAGGATCAATCGAAATAACTCTTATATCAATCGATACACCCTCTTGCTCAAGCTGCTTCGCATGAAAAGAACCAGGTTTAGGTATCCCAATATTTACATCCCAAGCAGATATCCTTGGCTTTTTCTCACCAAATTCATTCTTAGCACCGTCAGCCCTGGCATGAAGTTCCAAAAGCTGTCGAGGAAACCACTTTGTATTCGGATCATCCACCTTGTTAAGCCGAGTTCGATAAAACGATGTTCTACCACTCTCGGGTTTCCATTCAGACATCAAAGTCTCAAGAGAAAGAACATCACCACAAAGAAGCTTAGATCTCCATTTCTCCGGGTCTTTCAGATTTCCTACTTCCCAAAATGTATTCTTCGATTGATCGTCGTCAATGAAGTCCTCATACACATCAGGAGGCCACTCAGAAATAGCGGGAGCTTCTTTATAATCCCAAGTCCCATTCTTAGCCTCTTCCTTGATACGGCCAGCAAAGTCATCATTAGCATGACGTGTCTGTATAACAATAAGAGTTCTGGTAGTAGTATCAAGCCTACGCTCGAACGGTTCAGTAAGCCACTGCCACTGCTTCGCACGCCTATCCGGTGTTCCTGAATTATGAAAGTTTTGTACATCGTCTGCAATGCAAATATCAGCGCCAGTCCCCTCAATCCCACCATCCCAGCCATAAATAGCCATAGAATTATCCGCGCTGCGATGACGACCATAAATGTTAATCTTATCAGCAGCCCATACATGACCCTTCTCTCTGTGAAGTTCTCCAAAAACCTCCAAAAAGTACGGGTTTCTCTCGATATGGTCTTTTACCACAGCAATGCGACTTTCACCCAAAGTCTTATTAGCCGTAGCAATCAAAACTCTTGCTTCATTGTTTATTCCAAGAATCCAAAGAGGAAGGGAATAACAAGTAGTAGCCGTCTTCAACATACGGTTTGGGTAAACACGACAGATACGCCAAATATCACTATACTCCCCGTCAAACACATCAAACGGAAGAAGATCTGGGTGTATAGCTCTCTGGTAATCTATACAAAGCTCTTTAAGATGAGGCCAAAGTTCTTGTGGCCATTCCTTCCCCTCACTTCTACAGTAGTACGGAAGAAAAATTCGATGGTGGAAATAAGCAAAATTTGTTATAGCCATTACAATGTGTCTTTGATCATCTGCAACACATTGAGAAAAATCACGATAGTCTCTCCTTCGTTTATCGGACCATTTGTTAGGTAGCACAATACGACGAGCCTCCCCGTTTGGCCCATTATTCGCAGAAATTATTTTTCTACCATGAAGTTCCTTTATCAATTCTCTTCATCACCAGTAACTACATCAAAATCAGCATCAATCGGTTTCTCAATAACACCAATCAATCTAGCGTTTGGTGAAGAAATTTCCCTAGTTGTATCAATAGCCTCCTTACGGAGAAGCTTATCCGCAATATCCATTCTTTTCGAGTGTGGTTGAAGTCCGATCTTCTGAGCAATACCAATCAAACTCACTCTAATCTTCGGATCAAGTTCTTCATCGGCCAACATACGCTTAATATGCTGACGCGCAAGCCCTCCAACCTCTTCCTCATCGACAGACTGATAATACTCTACCGCTCTCCTAAACTCTGGATTCTGCTGATGAACTTGAAAGATTTCACCAGTCTTAATTCCTAACTCTGCCTCTGCCTCATGAAAAGATAGACCTCTCCCAACGAGAACTGCAGCTTTATGATGTGTAGGACTTAGGTTAGGCGCGATTTCGAGAGGAAGAGCATCCTCAATTCTGGCGAGTGCTGTCGAACCCATCGTCGACTTAAGGTCAGGACCAAGTTTAGATAGCTTATCAGAAAACTCTCTGATACTATCAACATATTCAATAGCCTGTTTTACCTGCTCCTGTACCCATTCTTCCCTAGATTTCATTTTATGACATCTCCAACAGTTTTCATAAAACTAACAAGAGCTTCGATAGGAAGATAAGCCAGACCATCTTTGAATTTTACCTTAAGCCTTCTCTTCGTCCAACCCTGTAATCTTTTCCATATACCAAGCTTCATAACTTCATCTATCTCGATACAACGACAACCTCTGAAGTCTCGCACCTCTGTATATAAATCTGTGTAAATAACAAAGTACCTTAACGATCTTTCATTCATTCCAAGGTAAAGAAAAACATCACGAATTGGAATCCACTTTATTTGATCTATAAGAGATGGAACAAATACGCCTTCATCAGAAATTTCGAGACTGGTAAGAACAATATGCTGAGGATTACTTTTCTTCAGCCCATAAAGAGTACTCGACGAAAGACCCATAGCCAAACTTGCTATTCTTAAGTCAACATACTCCGGGTATCCAGACCTTTTCCAATGATCCGCAAACCATAAAAACTGCCTTACACAGTTTCTTCGACTACCAGATCTTTGTCTTCCCCAAAAAGACCATAGCTTTTTAACTCTTGCCCCTGGATTTTTGCCCTTGATAACCGGTCCATCTGACTTTGAATGACTTCCCAGTAAGAAACTATGTTTTGTACGCTTGTTGTTATCGCCCATTCTGGAGGCCTCTCTGTTTTTTCATAGTGCAAATCTCTACGAACAACAGTATTTCTTCTAAATATTTCATAACCATTGTCAATTATTACACCAACAGGAATTATACCTCTTGTTATGTATTCGCAAAAAGTAACCCATTGTTTTCTGTAAGAACCTACAGAATCAATCCAAACTTTATAGTCTTTTAGTTTATGTAAATTGATGATATCGGGCTTCTTGACCATCACGCCAGATCCGGGAGGAACAGCTTTTAGGCAATCGAAATTATTGATATTGTAAACAACTGAATAAAACAAACCAGATAGTTTTTCAAATTTCTTTACCATCAAACTAGTATCGTTATAATCGATAAGCTTATCTGTGAAACACCATTTTATCGGATAGAACGATAATACATTAAGTATAGAAATATTATCAAAGGCTGGTTTATTCCATTCATGTACAGCTCGAACACTATACTGCTGGTATGTATCTTTATGTGATCCAACAGGTATAGAAAACCTGATATTATCAAACTTCCAATAACTAGCAGATCTCGAATCTTCAACAGGAACAATAAGCTCAAGCATCTGTAAATCGCCTCTTAATTAGAACAGTCGCCAGGCCAGAAGGTTGTTTCCCGCCAACTCTGTACTTAACGCCGAATACAGTTTCAGAACCATCTACATGCTTACAAAATGCAGTAGGATAATTACTTCTCAAAACACTATCAAAATCAACACCTGCTTCAATTCTATGTATCTTTCGAAACAGTTTTTCAGATCTTATCAAACGAATGAACGTAGAAGGGTTCATCACCTGAGGTTTGATCTCGATCATTTTCGTTCTCATCGTCTTTTTCACCATACCCGATTACCGAAAAGATAACCTTATTCGGTGTCTCTTTCTCCAGTTCATTTATTTCTGTAACAAAACCACAAGATCCACATTCAACAATCGGATAATCATCAATATCTTCTACTCCATTTGACCAACTATTAGCAATTTCAGAACAACTAGTTTCTTCACCACAACGAGGACAAATAAAGACTGCATTCCAACAATTACAGTATTTGCAAAATTTAATTCTTACCACGCTTAGTATCAACTCCGAAATGCAGCCTTCAAAGATGAAACAAGCTCAACAATTGGATGTATACCTTTACTGGCTAAAGATGAAAGAATAAATGCAGTAATAAGAAAATCAAGTGTATTATTAGTTTGAATACCTTGAGATTCCAGAAGTCTAAAGTTGAAAGCAAACACAAGTACTAAAGAAATTACATAACTTGCCAAGACCTTCGAAAATGAAGAAGCATTATCTGGGAGCATATCTACCGCATGCTTAACAGCATATGCAGCAAGGGTTAGTAGGATGTAAGGAAACATTTCTTCCATTATTGAAACCTCTCTTTGATCGAATAACAGAATCCCGTTATAGAGAACTTACAAAAATAAGTTTCTTACCTGCTTACAGATTTATTTTTGTATCCGCCTCACTGAAAGTAGCTGCATTATATCAGATTAGCTAAGGTTTGTCAAGTATCAAGGCGAAGCCATACGAAACCAAGGAGACCCGAACAAACAAGCCGTTGCCGTTGTTTGTGAGGGTCGACGCGGAGGTGACGACGCTTGCGTCGTCACTACAGTAACCCACAGGTGCCCATGACAGCTATAGAGATCCGCCTAGCTAGGGAGACTAGGGAGATTTGCCTAGCTAGGAAGACTGAGGAGATTCGCCTAGCTAGGGAGACTAGGGAGATCCGCCTAGCTAGGGAGATTAGGGAGATTCGCCTAGCTAGGGAGACTAGGGAGATTCGCCTAGCTAGGGAGATTGAGGAGATTTACATAGCTAGGGAGATTGAGGAGATTTACATAGCTATACTATTGTTGTCCTTCGGGATATCCGGAGATAACGACAACGACTTATCTCCGGATACCCTCAGGTACGGCATTATTGTTTTTTTTTTTTTTTTGTTTTTTAATT